TCGGTTGCCGTCGACTGACTTGGCCAGGGCCTCGTAGGACAGCTTGCCTACGTTGTCGGCGGTAGCCATGAGAGACTTGAGGGAGATGGGCCGCGTCCCTTGCTGGTGCCAGAAGACACAAGCCGGGGGTTCCTTGCCCTTGTCGCGGAAGTAGCCAAGGAGGGTCTCAAGTCCGTTCTCGGTGAACAGCACGGCGACCTCGAATCCGTTTTTGTCTGCCCAGTCGCAGAGCGTACCGATGGCGTAGGTTTTGCCCGTTCCGCCTAACCCCATGAGGCAGATTTTCGGGCCGACAAGTACCTGCTTGTCTTTAGTAACCAGGGATGCTGGTGTGATAGTGGTCATAAGAGACTTTCGAAGTAAGCTAAATGTACGTCCAACTCGCGCTTGATGCAGTCGTAAGACAGCTCGTCGAGATTGTAGATGAGTTCGCCAGTGAGCAGAGAACCTGGGATGTTCCAGGGATCGCGGTGCTTGCGGCAGGAGACTTCGGCGACCCGGAAGTTACGCGGGTTGCCCTTGGCGTCTTGAAGGATTGTCCGTGCCCAGATCTCCCCGCAGGTGGCGCAGAAGTACGCCCGAGAAGGCCAACCCCAGCTGTCCGCTGCTTGGGAAGCATAGCGGAACGTGCCGAGGTAGGTCTCCTCTGCGATGATGTACCCAGCAGGCACTAGTCTACCTGTACCGTTTCAGTCCGAGCGACTGGATCCCAGCGTCGGCGCTGGAACTGTTGCTCAAGCAGCGGGGTAGGGTCGCGCATCTGGCAGACGGACTTGAACGGACAGCCGCCGTACTCCGCGCAAGCGTGATCGAGATTCCAGTCCCAGTACCCGGACTCCCATGCCTGGATCATTCGCTTGGCGTCTCGGATGAGCTGCTCGTACCAGCGGTCGATAAGCCACTGGGGGCGGTAGGTGATAGCTTGGAGGGTGTCGTACTTGGTCTTGAGGATGGATACTCCACGAACAAGAAATCCATCAAGCTTAATACCCGCTTTCGCTGCGCCCCAGACATAGCCGGTAAATTGACTGCGCAAGTCCCATTGACGCGGCCAGCTTGCGCCGAGCTGGGAGGTAGTTTTATCGTCTTCTCCAAGGTGCATCCCTTCATATTCACACATCATATCCATGCGGCCTGAGTACAGGATTGGATCTCCAGTTACTGGGTGAGCCAGGTCGAGTGGCTCGAGGAAGGAGAACTCTATCCCGCGCTTACCACCCGGCAGGGTCATCGGGATCGCTTTGTCCTCCCCGAGGCGGTACTGGGAGAAGTAGTACTCCAGTGCCCCGGCAGTACGCTCCGCTGACTTCGCGGAATCTGGAGGACACTCAAAGTCTCCGTAGGCAGTCAGCAACGCCTTGAGACCCAGGGCAAGGGAGTCTTCCGGCGACCTCCCGTCGATGTAGTAAGCTACCCGAGCCTTCTCAATCCCGGTTGCGTAGGCAGCTCCGGCGTGGAGATGGACAGACTGGTCACGGAGTTTCCAGTGCTGCATGAACTCGAGATAGGCTTTCTGAGGGCAGGACTTAAACGCCGCCATAGTGGTGGAGTCAAGGACTGCCGGAAAGGGTGGGCGCTGGCGGGTCATACGGAATTCTCCAGGCAGAGGAGCTTTTGCAGATTTTCTTCGATTTCCGCTACGGTCTCTTCGGCGGCTACTCGTGCCTTGGCCTGGGCTGCTCGCATTATCTCTACTCGCTGGGGAATCCAGTTATCTGGCACCTCAAACTTCACAATGTGAGAGTGCTCGCAGACCTTCGCCCATTGCACACCTTCTGGTACGTAAGTCATGAAACTGTAACTGGACGGAATGGCAGAACTTTCGCCGTATTTACTAAAGTAGGCTATAATAAAGCCCTTGATTTCAACTTCCATTATCTTCTCCTAGACTCGAGGATGAAACTGCACCCACAACAGATTCGGTTACAGATCATCCAGCTCGTCGAGCATGGCGTCTTGGCTTGGCGCAGCGGAGCGCTTGGCGGGTACGCGCTTGGCTGCCGCAGCAGCGGAGGCAGCGCCGAGGCGACCTGCGCGGAGAAATATCACACCCTCTTTCATCTCCTCAAGGGTGAGTGTGCCCTCGGCGGCACGAAGGCGCCAAGATGCGATCTTGGACTGAAGTTCCAGCGGGATAGGATTACTCATTTGCGCTCAGCAAGGTGCGTAGTGCCTTGACTGCCTCGGGAGAGCCGGCGACTGTGAACGCGCCCGGCTGGGTGTTAGTGAAAGGAGCGAGATCGAATTGCTCAGCGGTGAAGTACCCGCGAAGCAGGTCGATTAGGAAGCGAGAGTACCCGCCGTGAGGCACGCGGCCTTCCAGCTCGGAGTACAGATGCGAGGTGAGCTGGACGTAGAGAGGCAAAGGGAGTGCCACGTTAAGCTGTTGGGAAGGAATGATCGACTTGGTCTTAGTCATCGTAGGCTCCTAGGAGGAGATCTCCGTCCTCATCGGCGGAAGCAAGTTCGAAGCTCGCGCGGACGTTAGCGATGATAGCTTGCATTGCTGCCTCCTCGTCCTCTCCCTCCACGGTAACGGAAGTCCAAGGGTCATCCCAGTCAAGGGACGAACGGGGTCTGACGAATATGCGAATCATAGTGGTTGGCCTAGCTGGGTGAGGAGGAGCGTGATAGTTGCGCGGGAGAGATCGCGGAGGATATCGGTCTTCGCGGGGAGGATGACTAGTTCCGTGAGGGAGCTGCCGGGCCGAGCGAAGAGCGTGTCGGCGGCGAGTTCGACGCGATCCAGGTGCCCTTCGCCGAAGACTGCGTAGACTGCAGCAGACGGGGAGGATACGCCGAGAGTGCGGAACTCGAGGGGGAGAGTGGTGAGGCGAGACTCGTTCCACGCGCGCTTGGGAGTTGGTGCTACGTCCTGGCCAGTCCACCAGCTACCGCAGAGGGTCTCGGTGGCTTCGACTGGCATGGGAGGGTCTTCGCGGACGAGTCTGCGGGAACCCGGCTGGCCGCGATGCAGGTACTCGGTGAAGTTACCAAGGAGTGCCTGGGTGTCTGCGTGGATAAGAGCGATACCGCGGGAGCGATACCAGCTGGAAGAAGCCGCTGCTGGAGCTGGCGTGGCTGCGCGAGCCGCAGCGATAGCTTCGCTGAATAGATCGTCTAGGGAAGTTTCCATGAGTGAGCCTCGGTTTGCGCGGATTATACAATCATAATCCGCATTGATTAGACACGAACTTTTACCATTAGTTCCACAGTTATGCGGGTTCTTTTTCCAACTCGGGACGCGGGCCTTCGCCGTTGAGGAAGAGCTGCCAGGACTTGAGCAGCAGCGCGCAAGCGGGATCGGCGGAAGCAGCTTTGTCGATGATCTCCGCAATCCCCTGGCTTCGCTTCCAGACAGAATGGTCATCGCTGAACTGGTAGTGCCAGTCATGCCGAGAGCAGAGCTGGTGGAATTCTTGAATTGTCATAGGTTGAGCCTTGGGTTGAGCCTTGGAAAAAACACCGGGGAGGCGAGCTTTATAGTCCCGCCTCCCGATGCCCCCAGCAAGCGAGGCTCAAGTCATCATGCCGAGTCGGAGGATGCGACCACCCTTCCTAGTGCCTATGGGCCACTGAAGGCCCATAAGGGTTTGCTAGACCAGCTGGGGTTAGAACAGGGCCAGCTCAGCGTCTGCGTCAACCTTGGCAACTTTGGCCAGCTTGGCGTCTTCCATGCGCTTGATGATGACGCCAGTCTTGGTGCCTGCCACGCGGAAGGAATCGTACAGGGCACGGCGGGTGAGCGCTGGGTCTGCGTCAAGTTTCTTCTGCAGATAGGCTTTGACCGTCGCAACGTCTTTGCCGGTGGCTTCGCAGATCGCCTGGACTACGACCGAAGCGCCGGAAACGCCGCCGCCGGAGGCAGCGCGACCAGCACCCCACTTGCCGGACTGGACGAGCGCGTTCAGGTCGTCGATGGCGAGTACCATGTCGTCTTCGCTGAGGGGCTTGTCCGCCGAGGTAGCGAGCTCGTCGCCGAACTTCTGCTCAGCCCCATGCCCGGCAAAGCGAGCGAGGAGTGCCAGAGGCAGCGGGATTGTCCGGGTTTCTCCATTCCGGAAGTCCATGCGAATGCTGACAGCGCCAGCAGTGATCTGCATAACACCGTCTTCAACGACGATACCTGCGTCATCGACCAAGGTTTCTTTGTTAACCTTGCGCTTGCCGGCGAAGTTAACCTTACGCCCATCAGTCATTGTAACTTCACTGTACTCTGTCTTGCTTTCTGTAGCCATTTTCTCTCTCCGATTGCAGCAGTCCTTTGAGCCGGCGACTGCGGATTCCGGTAGCAGGGAGCCCCTACTGGGGAAGGGAGACACGCTCCCCTCCGCGGTAAGGGCTACTCAGGCAAGCAAGCCTGAACTGCGTCTTGAGCCGCCTCGATGATATCGCGAGCTTCCTCAAGGGATTCCAGCAGCTCGTCAGCTTCCTGGATCTTTTCCTCACTCCGGGAGTCCGGGCAGTCATCGACGAATTCCTGCTGATCGGCGACCATGCTTTCCATCTGCTTGTGCTGGAGATCAAGGATTGACAAGACTGCTTCCAGCTTGCGTTTCATATCTGCTTTCATATTGAGCCTTTCTGTAATCGCTGGCGCATCATACGCCAACATATGTTAGACACGGACTTTCGGGATTAGTTCCGAAGAAATTTGTTGTATTTTCACCACTAACCGCGTTCCTGCTCACGTGGGAATTCTTTACGCGCCGCTGCCCAGGCGTTGAGATGCGCTGCCCGGTCGGGAGGGATTCCTGACCAGAGGCGCCGGTACGCTGCGATGCGGGAAGAGTAAGCTGCCAGGACTTTCCTAGCCCAGGTTTGCTCTTGCTTGGGGGAGAGACTCATCACGCCGTCCTCTTCGGGTTGAGTTGCTTGAGCTCCTCAAGGTTGCTGATCAGCATATAATTGCTCTTGTTGATCGGAGCAATCGTATGCCGCACCTTGCGAGCTGCCCGCTCCCCGCAAGCGTAGCAGGTAGGCCTGACTGCCTTCGCCCGAGGTAGCTCGACACGAACTGCGTAGCAGCTCA